GGCGGGGTTTCAACCGAAAGGAAATACGATAAAATCGTTCTCAAGTGCCTGCATCATAGCCGGCTCGAAATCGGGATGCCGCCAAACGCTGTGCGTAACATCCGCCCAATAGCGGGTATAAGGTACACGGCAGCTCAATTGATTATAGGCATGGTGCAGCATCCAGTCGTTGCCCAAATACAGGACGGCATGGGACGCATGCCCGCCCGTTGCCGTCAAGACCACATCACCGGCGCAAAGGCTGTCTGAAATACGGAAAAACCCGCAATTTTCCAAATGCTTTTCCAAAAAGTCCGCCGCCGCGTCCTCATCTATATCACCGCGCGGATGGTCGGGGAAAACCAGCCCCATCAACATGAAGGCATCGCGCACCAGCGTGCCGCAATCCGTCTTGCCGTATTCGAAGACACGCCCGCGCAAATGCGGAACGGGGCGGAACAGTTTCAAACGACCTTGTGTAACCAAAATCCAAGGCAAGCCCGTTTCGACCTGCATCTGTCTGTCCGCACCCGATAAAAACGGCTCGCCGCGCGGATGGGAATGCACGACTGCCACAATCTCGCCGACGCGCTCCGCCGCCATCCAGTCGTCAGCGGAAATCTCAAAGGTTTCATGCGGGCTTTCGGCGCAATTGGACAAAGGCAGAAACTCATAGCCTTCATAACTGAAAACCAAAACCCCGCACATTTCAGACGGTACGGCTTCTTCAGCACACGCCAGCATTTTGCGCCGTACTTCTTCACTTAACAAATTCAAATCCATCATGTCGTTACCTTGTCGCTAGACGGGAAACCGCCGAACGGCAAAACCGCCGTCGCACCAAACCGCGCCCTACATCCTGTCAGTGTTTTGCTGCATACGTCTTTGGACGCATCGTCCGTGGGCATATCGAAACGGTCGGCAACCGCACGCCCCGTATAACCGCACCCTTCGCCGCGATACTGCCAGCAGCAGGTATTTGCCAGCATAATACGGGCAGGAATGACCGAACCATCCGATTCAGACGGCGCGGCGAGTTCAAAGGTTGCCGTTTCTGCATTCAATGCCGTCATCCGTTCAACCAAATATTTGCCGACGACTTCCTGCATCGGGTCTGCGGTCGGATTGCGCCCGGACTGGAAATTGACCGCATCTAAAAACTTGGCATAGGTTTGACGGCGCACAACCAGTACGCCGACGAGCTGACCGAACTGATCCGCCGCGCCCGTAATCAAACCCAAGAGATTCGATACCGTCAGCGTCGGACGGTTGCCCGCGCCTTGCGAAGTTGATTCAAAGCCGTCAGCCTTAATCGGATAAGGCTCATATGCCTGTCCCTGCCAGACAACCGCCGTACCCCGCTCGTTGACCTGATTGCAGAAATAGAAAACCCGACCACCCAGCGGCCGCAAGTCCACTTGCCACAAATCGACCAAAACATCCTGCTGCGCGGCAGACAAGGCTTGCAGCATCACGCCCGACATGGCCTTTATACGCGGATTCATGAAAACACCTCCTCAAACGTACAGCTCAATTCGTAGGCTTTGCCACCCTTCGCCGTTTCCTGATATTCCGATACCTTGACCAATACAGGCACGCCGTCGGGCGGTCTCCAATTAAACGGCTCAACACCGCGCCGGGCATCAAAAAAGGCTTTGATTTCTGCCATCAAAGCCTTTTGTCCGACTATCTTGATCTCCCAGCTTCGCAGCTTCGGTTTCAAAGATTTAGGCTGCCGTTGCTCGTAGCCGTCGCCAAAGCGGACGGAACGGACATCGAATTTATGTACAGCCTTATTATCCGAAGCAACACGCCATCGGAATGTTTCAGTCATGATCGGTTCCTTTCAGACGACCTATTTATGGTAAGTACCGTTTTCACGGTACACATTCTTGACATACCACTGTTCCACCATGCCCGGTATGGCGGCGGCAAGATGCTTCGCCATCTCCGTATCGGCACTGCTGTCCGATTCGGTGCTACCGTCCCGATTTATAGTGATGTTGACCTGCATGCCTCCAGCCCCGGTCGAACGGACTCCGGTCAAAACAGACGGCAGTCCTACTGCACCGCCGCCGGCATAACCATTCAACCGCAGCCGCTCGACAGCCGCAACGCCGCCGTGATTACGTACGTCCCGCTGGGAAAATACGACTTCGCCTTTGTGAACAATGCCGGCAGGCTCATACTTCCCGCCGTAACCGGTATAACCGCCGCCGGAAAACAACGCGTCGAACTGCGTACTCCCACCGCCGACAATACCGCCGTCGGCATAACCCAACGCCGACTTCATTGCATTGACAATCGCCATTTTAATCAGCATTTTTGACAAATCCTGCAAAATGGAAACAGTCAGGCTTCGAAAATCAAGTTTGCCTGTGGCAACAAAGTCTGCCAGCGCATCCCCCATTTTGTCGAAGGTTTGTACGGTGGCATTTTCCATCGCCTGCCTCATTGTTCCGAATGAATCGATGTAGCTTTTCAAGCCGGACTCGATACCGCCGCGCCAATCATTGTCGCTGTCTGTACGCGCCTTCTGCATTTGAGAAAGATTGCTCATCCCTTCCGCCTTGCCGCGCTCCAATAAATCGATACTTTCCAACGGCGCACCTTCTTCACGGGCTTTCGCTATCTGTCTGTCCCACAGTCTCGCCAGCGTCAGTTTCTCGATTTCTTCACGGGTTTTGCCGATAAGCGAAATTTCAAACAGCCTGTCATCCAACTTGTCTTTCGAATCGTCGGTCATTTGCTTCACTATGTCGGAATATTTTTTGGAGGCGGCCGTCAAACTATCCTGCGCGTCGGCCTTCTCCGCCAGCTCGCGGGCATCGGCCTGCTGCTTCAGCGTCCATTCGCCGAAAGTCGGGTCGGACAACAACTTCAACTGTTCGCCGATGGCGCGGTTGCCGTTTAAAATTTCCAGCACCCGCTTCGCTCCCGCCTCCGCCGCCCGACGGTTAAAATCCTCGTGCCATTTTTCGTAGCCGGAAAGAGGTTCTTTCTCCACTCCCTTAAACAACCCGAGGTGCGCCATATTTTTCACCTGGCCCTCAACACCGCCGGCAAATCGCGCAGCCGCCTCTTGAGAACGCCAGTTGAAATGCCAGTGGTCGCCGGTTGCTACCGTACCGTTTTTATTGCGCTGTCCGGCAAGTTCCAGTTTAAGGTTAAAATCCTGCCCGTTTTTAAACCCCAACGACTCAAGATAACGGGTCATTTGGGCGACAACTTCCTGTTTCTGCTTCATCCCCATACTGGGAGAAGGAGTAGCATCAAATGCCAATCCACTGTTATGCAGGCTGTTTTTCCCAATGTGGTATCGATCTCGGAAGGCGCCGAAACGGAACAGACGGTCTCCCAGCATCTGCTGCATGGCATGCGCGAAGGCATATGTCCCGCCTAGCGCTTTGCCGCCCGCTTCGGCTCCCGGTTTAATCCTCAAGCCGTTCGAAACAGTGGGGTAGCTCGTTTTATCCGTTTTTTCTTTCTGTTGGACGTGTCTTTTATCGGCATAACTCTCGTTAATCCGCCGTCTGTTGGTGGCGTACTCGTCAATAATCACCTGCCGTTTTTTCGCATCCGTGATGCCGTCCAACGCCTTTTCCAGTGCTTTGTCGTTTTTCTGCAGTTCGCGTTGCTTTTGCTGCTCTCGAGTGGCATAACGTTCCGAAATAGCCTTCAATTCGGCCTTACCTTCGGTTTGGTTTTGGTTCTGCTTCTGTTTCTTCCGCAAAGCTTCAGCAGCGGCTGCATCCTTGTCGATTTCGGCAAGCAACCGGGCACGCCGCGCATAGGCTTCCTGCAGCTTACGCTCGCCCTCTTCACCCCAAAACAATTGTGTAACCGGATGTTTCTTGTTGGTTTCGATTTGGGAAATAAACGAATTCAGCGCGGCAATTTCATCCAGCTTGGTCTTGTCCCTACCTATGGATTTAACAGCATCCCATACCTCCGACGCACTTTCTTTAATATCCTTCCACGCCCGCTCAATCAACCCAAGATTGCCCAGTACGCGTTTTGCCATATCCTCCGACTCTTCGGAGAATTTCCGCTGCACCAATGCAACCGCGTCCTGTTCCCGACCTTGTGCCTGCAAAGCCTTGACCTGCTCGTAAACATCGGCAGTCATTGTCCGGTAGGTGGCTGATAGGGACACCACGGCTTTCAGCGGGTCTTTGGCGATTTCAGTATATTTCTCAACCAAATCGTCAATACTTTGTCCCGTTGCCTGCGACTGGAGGGTAATACTCCGTGCGAACTGTTCGTAATTGTCCGCTGCAACCTTGCCGCTTGAGACCAAGGCCGTAATTGCAGCACGCGCATCAGCATAGCCGCCCGTCGCTGCCCCGACCGAAACAGCGATTTCCTGCATCCTGTCTGCAGTAATCCCTGCTGCATCTCCGGCAAGTATCAAGGCTTTACGGTATTCGCGCGATTCCTCCGCACCCTGATACATCGCATAACCCAATGCCGCAATGCCGCCGCCCAACCCTGCAACAGCAAGGCGCATAGGGGAAATGACCGTGGCCAGCCCCTTAAGCATACCGCCGAAGCCGCCATACATATCACGCAACTGCCCACCCTGTTGCATCATGATCAGAAACGGGCTTTGCCCGCCTGCAAGCTGGGTAACGATGTCGGTAATTTGTGCCGGGGTCTGCCGCAAGGCATTATTGAACTGCTTGACAGACTGCGTAGCGCGATTGGTCTGCGTATTATGCCTGTCCAATTGGGACAGTAGCGGATTAAGCCGTGCAATATCGATACCGCGCTGGCGCGCAAGCTCTTCGTAATATTCTCGGTTTGCCTTACCGCCTGCAATCTTAACGGCTATATCGCGACGGATGGCATTTTCCAGAGAAGCCAAAGACCGTTCCGTCCGCTTCGATGCCGCCGACACTACCGTTGACGATTTCTCCGCGCCGTCGCCACTGTGTACCAATCCGTCAGAAATACGCCGCCCCTGGGAAGATGCCACGTCCCCCAAAGACTTGATGGACTGTTTTGCCTTTTCTACGCCGCTGACGACACCGCCTGTTTCGGCGGTAATATAAATCTTGGTTTCGTTATTCATGTTCGCCTGCCCACATTGACAACACTTCAAGCTCCATCATGCGGACTTTCTCCAACAGTGTTTTCCGTTTCTTCGGCTTGATATTGCCGCATTCCATAACCGCTGCAACGGCGGAATAATCCAACCCCGTCGCACCCGACATTCCGATACGCCACTGCGTCGATACTGCAATAAACAGTTGCACCGCCTGCCAGTTGCACGGCCATACGCCAAAAGTGGTCTCCTCTTCTGAAAAATCGTCCGCCGAAAATCCGAATACATTCAATTCCGCCGCGTCAGGCTGCTTCTCATAAAGCGCACGCGCGGCGGCAATCAGTTTCCCTCGCGGGCATTGAAGACTTCCTCAACATAGCCGTTGACGACGGCAAACACCGCCATCGGATAGCTATCCAGCAGGATTTCGACATTCTGCCGGTCGAATGCTTCTTCCAAATCCCAGCCTTGAACACAATCCAAGACGGTATCTGCCGTCCAGCCGTCTTTATGCTTTTCGGTAAATTCTTTCATTGCCTTGCGGCCGCGCGCCTTAAATTCAAATTTGACGTCCGCAGGTTCTGCACCGGGAACAGGGATTTTTACGGTATGTCGGAAAGTCGCATCAGGCTTCAAAGTGAGTTTTGCCATTTCAATACTCCAAATAAATAAGGTTGCCCGAGCAACTCGGACAACCTTCATATGCCGATAAAATCAATAACGGTTTACTTCGCCGGAAATGGCGTAGGACAATGTTACCGCCATTACTTGGTTACGAACCAATTCGGGGGTTTTATTCATGCTGGGATAACCGTTATAGCAAATCAGCCCACCACCTTTCAAAACCACTTTCAAAGGCCACTTGCCGCCTTTATCGCTGCATTTTGCAGCCGCCTTGTAGCCGGGCAACGAAGTATCGTCAGCGATCTTAATCGACATTGACATAGCTGATTTCGTGGACGGGATTTGCTGGTCAAAATCGTCCTCCAGAAAACCAAAATCTACATATTGCTGCTCGCCGCCACTGGTCGAAAATTCTACAATTTGCGAAACTTGCACCCAATCGGTAATTTTCTGAACAGCACCGATACCGCTGCCTGCCGGAAACTCATCTGCATTGGAAGTATCAATGCCGGTCAGCTTGAATGTATCGGTTTTGACATCGCCAATCTGGAAAACGCGTTCATTCAACTTTCCCCAGCCGCTTTTAAACAAAACCAAATCGCCGTTGGCAAACCCGTGTCCTGTTACCGTCAGGACG